AATCAAGGTACTGATTACAAGTACCGTATCTTTATTGATAAAAAAGAGTTTGCTAAAATTGTGAATGAAAAGATTATGAATATCAATTATGATAACTTTAAAAATAGCGTAGAGGATAATGATCTACACGACCTCTACGCTACATTCTGGAGACATCATTACTATTTTCAGGTCTAATAAGGCTTAATTAGTCCCGGATGAATTGAAGCTACTGGAACATAATCCCAAACGTGATAGACTCGATTTTTTACGCCATACGCATTAGTGAGAGAAAATGTAGGTATGTTTCTCATTTTAGTGGTACTCCCTCTTGTGTGTAGAAGTTCTAATTCGCCATTACCGTATGGTCCATTTTCTCTGCCAAAATTGCTTATGCCATTAATATAAGCTCCCATATTGGACCCTTTTGGGATATGAATTCTAGCTACATGGTAGTGGAAAATACCATTTTTTGGTTCTACTAAAGTAGAAGCTCTTTTTCTAGTCACTGGGTCTATTGCATGAGCAAAATCCATGCCTATGTTAAACCTAACAGCAGAAGACTGATATGCTGGCGAATGCAAATACATATAACCTTCTTCTGGTTTCATGTTAGCCAAATGTTCATGACCGGGCAAATGTGCTAAATCTCTAGGGTCGGCTGTAGCTAAAGCTAGTGGATGATAACCTAGACCAGCGTAAGTTGTAATATCTTGTGGCGCAGGAAAACTGGTAAGAAATCTATCTAAGCCGTTTTTTCTTTCCTCAATGTCATCTCTTTCAATAGGTAAACTATTATGACCATTTCTCTCAAATGACTTAATTAATTCTTGGTTAGTCAATCTGGAGCTTTTAGAATAAGCATATACATGTCTAAAATCAGGATGCTTTCCTATAAGAGGATCATAATGATCACTTAGTATTTTATCTATTTCTTTTTTGTCAGGGTGATCTTTTTGAAACTCATGAGTATCCTGAAACCCTTCTAGATCTTTTTGTGTTAATTCAGCTTCATTATATTCTTCGTTGATATCATTTCTAGAATGCTTACCATGGACATATGTATTGATATACCCTTTACCAGTAGGAGCATTATGATCTACAGCATGCTTACCATGGACATATGTGTCAATATATCCTTTGCCAGTCGGGACGTTTGCTAATTTTCTTTTTTTCTCAAGATCATTTAGATGTTGTCTGAATGATTTCATTGTGTGTCTCCGCTAGAAACTGGTGTTGCTTTCCAGATGTGTTCAACCCTGTTACCTTCTCTTCTTATTTCTGGAACTGGGTGTATTTTTAACTTAGTTTTTCTTTTAAGAACAAATTCACGTTCATCGGGAATTTCAGACATAGATTGTATATGTGCCCCGTGTTGTGAACCTTTAGGTAGATCAATCTGTAAAATATGATGGTGAGTTTCTCTATCATGATTATTAGGATCATAATTATATGGATCACCATTTGCTTCTAAACGTCTAGCAAATCCTGTTGCTACTGTCCCATCGGTAGAAGTAGATAAAAACGCACTTGATTCTAGATGATTATTTTCATCCATGTGTCTACGTGGATCAAACCCAAGACCAGAAAATACACGAATGCCCTTATGTAAAGGTGGCGCATCATTAAGCACATTGTCTATTTTTTCCGCTTTCATATTTTGATATAGATTATTTCCACCATTTATTAGACTATCGTTTATAGACTTAGAATTTCTTGCGTAACCTTTGACATAATTTATGTCAGGGTGTCTTGCCAATGAGTTATGATAATGATCAACTAGATCAGCATTATCATCTTCTGACATAGATCTTTTTTGTAGAATTGTATAATGATCGTCATTAGGATGTTCTGCTTCTTCTTTAATATTCTTCTTAGAAGCATGTGACCCATGGACAACAACTGGAAAGTATCCAGTGTTTTCTTTTTTATTTTTCTTTGGGTTTGCATGTGACCCATGGACAACAACTGGAAAGTATCCAGTGTTTTCTTTTTGACCATCGGAATTTTTGATGAACTGTTTAAAAGATTTCATAATCTTCTCCAAAAAATTATATATTTGACGTATTTATGTCTTGCACTTTCTTGTGATATGGTGTATAATTATGCTCTAGATGCTGTGTCTAAGAAATTTAAAACACTATATATTAACTCGCCCCTAGTTCTAAGGGGAACAATCTCTGATTAAAATAAAAAGAAGGAAAAATAAATGGATAATTATTTACCAACATATTATCAACAATTTATTCACAAAAGTCGTTATGCTCGCTGGATTGAGGAAGAGGGGCGAAGAGAAACTTGGGATGAAACCGTAGACCGTTATGTTGATAACGTAGTAAACAAAACCCTCGCTAACATTGATTACGCTGGTAGTGCAGCAATTGCTATTCAGGAAGCCATTCTAAATCTAGAAGTTGTTCCTTCTATGCGCGCAATGATGACCGCAGGTGCAGCAATGGACCGCGACAATACATGTGCATATAACTGTTCGTATCTTCCGGTAGATGACGTTAAGTCTTTTGATGAAGCTATGTTCATTCTACTATGTGGTACTGGTGTTGGCTTCTCTGTTGAAAGGCAATACATTAACAAGCTACCAGAAATCCCCGAGACTCTAACCAACACTGATACTGTTATCGCTGTTAAGGATAGCAAAGAAGGATGGGCTAAGGCTTATCGTCAATTACTTAGCATTCTTTGGGGTGGTGAAATTCCTAAGTGGGATACTTCTAAGGTTCGCCCAGCAGGAACCAAACTAAAGACCTTTGGTGGTCGCGCATCTGGTCCAGCGCCTCTTGAAGACCTGTTCAATTTTACAATTCAAAAGTTCAAGAATGCACAAGGTCGTAAACTAACTTCTATTGAATGCCACGACATTATGTGTAAGATTGGTGAAATTGTAGTTGTTGGTGGTGTTCGCCGTAGTGCTATGATTAGCTTGAGCAACCTGTCTGACGAGCGTATGCGTCACGCTAAGAGTGGTCAGTGGTGGGAAAACAATGCCCAGCGAGCATTGGCTAATAACTCTACTGCCTACACAGAAAAGCCAGATATGGAAACCTTCATGAGAGAATGGCTTTCTCTTGTTGAAAGTAAATCTGGTGAGCGTGGTATTTTCTCAAGAGTAGCAAGCCAGAAGCAAGCGGCAAAGAATGGTCGTAGAAAAGCTGATGTTGACTTTGGAACTAACCCATGTTCTGAAATCATTCTTCGTCCATATCAATTCTGTAACTTGACAGAAGTTGTTGTTCGCGCAACTGACACTCTTGAAACTCTAAAAGAGAAAGTTAAGCTTGCAACCATTCTAGGAACAATCCAGTCTACTTACACTAATTTCCCATACCTGAGAAAGAAATGGAAAGACAATACCGAGGAAGAGCGTCTACTTGGCGTCAGTCTTACAGGTATCATGGATAACGTTCTCACAACTCGTAAGAACCAGTCTCTAGAAATGATTCTTGAAGAGCTAAAGGCTGTTGCTGTAGAGACCAACGCAGAGTGGGCAGAAATGCTAGGTATTAACCAGTCAACTGCTATTACTTGTGTTAAGCCATCTGGCACTGTTTCTCAGCTTGTTGATAGTGCTTCTGGTATTCACGCAAGACACTCTGAGTATTACATCAGAACCGTTCGTGGTGACAACAAAGACCCGCTTACTCAGTTCATGATTGACGTTGGTATTCCGAATGAACCTTGTGTTATGAAACCACAATCAACTACTGTGTTTAGTTTCCCACAAAGATCACCAGAGCAAGCAGTTACCAGAAATGATATGACTGCAATTGAGCAGCTAGAAACTTGGCTTGTATATCAGCGTCATTGGTGCGAACACAAGCCTTCCATTACCGTTACTGTAAAGGACCACGAGTGGATGGAAGTAGGTGCGTTTGTATATAAATACTTTGACGAAATGAGTGGTGTTTCATTCTTGCCACATTCTGACCATACGTACCAACAAGCTCCTTATCAGGATTGCGATAAGGAAACTTATGAGTCCATGCTATATAAGATGCCTCTAGGCATTGATTGGAAAAAACTGGCTGACTATGAAGCAGAAGACAATACATCCGGAAGCCAAACTTTCGCATGTAGTGGCGATAGCTGTGAGATAGTTGATTTGACTTAAAACTTATATTAAGGATTTGTTATAGTTAAAATGTTTATGATGACATAATAACTATGAAGAATAAATTCTTAAAGGAAAGACAAATGACTAAGAACATTCAAGAGCTAGACACAATCATATGCGGTGAGTGCGAAGCAGAATACACAGTTCTTCACGGGGAGTTTGATCTCCCCGGATACTGCCCGTTCTGTTCAGCAGAAATCGAATATGAATTAGACGAAGACTTCGAAGACGATTACTTTGATGATGAGGACGAATAAATACTCCTAAAATGGAGTATTTAATGGAATGGTTTTATGATGGTCAACCTCTAGAGGAAGACAAAAAAGAAAAACTAATTGGGGAGGGAGTTATCGGTTTTGTTTATTGCATAACTGAAAGAGATACCAATAAGAAATACATTGGTAAGAAGATGTGGATAAGCAAAAGAAAACTCCCTCCACTCAAAGGTCAGAAAAGAAAAAGAACAAAGATTGTTGAAACAGACTGGCGTTCTTATTATGGTAGCTCTGACCTGCTAAATACCCTAGTTAAAGAAAAGGGTAAAGATAATTACCACAGAGAAATATTACATTTCTGTTATAACAAATCTGAATTGAGTTATATTGAAGCTAAGATTCAATTTGAAAAAGATGTTCTTCTTTCTGATGACTATTACAATGGCATAATTAATTGTAGAATAGGATCAAAAGGATTAGAACGCCTCAAATGCAATACATAAAAACAGACACAGAAGCTTGGGAAAAATATCCTAGATATAGAAATTGGTTTAATAAACTATATGTAAGTTTAATGTTAGGGTATGATTGTGGTCCGTCTGGAACAGCACCAACAAAAGATGGCGAATATGTTGTAAGACCAATTTATAATATTATGGGCATGGGTCTTGGTGCAGAAGTAAAGACTATCAAGTCTGGAGATTATTCAAAAGTACCACCGGGTTATTTCTGGTGTGAATATTTTAAAGGCGAACAGTATTCAGCGACCTATACCTTCAGACATGAAAAGAAACCCTACTGGGAACTGATAAATTGCTGGAAAGGAACAAAGCCAAAAGACAATCTCTATAAATTTACTAAATGGGAAAGAAGTGATTATGCACCAGAAGTTCCATGGGAATTTAATGAATTGTGTGTTATACCTATAATC